CACGTACGGCGACGAGAATGTACGGGAGAATGGAAGGTTGCGGAAGAAGAGTTGGCAGCTGTGTATGAGGCGGCTCCGGAAGGCGTTGGAGCCGGAGCGGGTGCGGTTCTATGCGTGCGGTGAGTACGGTCCCCGCACGGGTCGTCCTCACTATCACGCGCTGTTGTTTGGTCATGGTTTTCCTGACAAGCAGGTGCACGCGGTGCGCGGTACGGATCGGCACTATATCTCCAAGGAGCTTTCGGAGCTGTGGCCGTTCGGGTTTCATGTGATAGGTGATGTGTCGTGGCAAAGTGCGTCCTATGTTGCGGGCTACGTGATGAAAAAGAGGCTTGGGCGTGAAGCTGACTACGGACTGGTGGATCAGTCCACCGGAGAATATCTCCCCCGCGAGCCTGAGTTCGGTCTTATGTCGCGTAACCCCGGCATCGGGAAGCCGTGGTTGGAGAAGTTTGGAGCGGATACTTATCCGCGTGATGGCGTGGTGATGAATGGCCGGCTCGTCCGGCCGCCAAGGTACTACGATGACAAGTGGTCGGAAGTGGATGAGGATGCGGTGGCCGCTGCTAAGCAGCAGAGGCGCGACAAGAGGAAGAGGTCGGAAGAAACGGAAGAGAGATTGGCGGTACGTGAAGCCGTCCAGGCGTCGAGAGAGTCCCTAACGGAAAGGAATGTCTTATGAAGGTGTGCGCGATTTATGATGCCAAAGCGGAGGCGTGGTTGACGCCTCTATTCTTCCAAGCGGTAGGTCAGGCGTTACGGTCCTTCGGTGATGCGGTGAATCAAAGCGATAGCGAATTTGGAAAGCATGCAGAGGACTATACGCTGTTCCTGCTTGGTGATTTCGATAGTCAGAGTGGGCTGTTGCAAGTGCAAGCAGCTCCTGTGGCTTTGGCTGTTGGTTCTACCCTGAAAAGGAGTGAGTAGGCGATGCGGTCAATGAAAATGCCGTCCACGATGGGACATCAGTTCGCGCAAGTGCCTCAGGCACAGATTCCCCGGTCGCAGATCAGTCGTAGTCATTCCCTGAAAACAACGTTCGATGCGGGCCTTCTGGTCCCGGTGTACGTCGATGAGGCGCTCCCCGGGGATACGTTTAACATGCGGATGTCGGTCTTTGCGCGGTTGGCTACGCCGCTGAAGCCGATCATGGATAACCTGTACCTGGATGTGTTCTTCTTCGCGGTGCCGTACCGGCTCGTGTGGTCTAACTTCCAGAAGTTCATGGGCGAGCAGGCAAACCCGGGTGACTCGACCGATTTTCTAATCCCTCAGCAGACGGTGCCCGCTGCGGGGTATGCGGTCGGATCGCTAGAGGACTATTTCGGTTTGCCGACGGGTGTTGCTAATGCCGGTTATGGATGGACGCACTCGGCCCTGTGGGCGAGGAGCTATTTCCGGATCTACAACGAGTGGTTCCGGGATCAGAACTTGATTAACTCCGATTTCATGGCAGTAAGTGACGGGCCAGATAACGCGCCGGTGGGTGGCTACCCGCTGCGGCGGCGCGGCAAGCGTCATGACTATTTCACCAGCTGCCTGCCGTGGCCGCAAAAGGGTGATGCGGTGACGATACCGCTCGGGACGCGAGCGGAAGTGTTGCCAGACGGTACGTCGAACGTGCTGCCGTCGTTCAAGGGTGTGACGTCAGGTTCGATCGGGAACATTCGGGCAAAGACGGCCGCGAATCCGGCGGATGTGTCGATCGGTGGATCGGGTGTGTTCGGTGCAGGTGAAAATCTGGCGTGGCAGGATCCCAATCTCTATGTGGATCTGCAGAACAGTACGGCAGCGACGATTAACTCGCTGCGTCAGGCGTTCCAGATTCAGAAGCTGCTCGAGCGGGATGCGCGAGGCGGGACGCGCTATACGGAAGTGGTAAAGAGTCACTTCGGGGTGACAAGTCCCGATGCGCGGCTCCAGAGGCCTGAGTATCTGGGTGGTGGTTCCATCCCGGTGAATGTGTCCCCGGTGGCGCAGACGGCGCCGCAAGTGGAGACGGGGACGCCTCAGGGTAATCTGGCCGCGGTTGGTACGGCGAGTGGTACGGGTATCGGGTTCGTGAAGTCGTTTACCGAACATTGCCTGCTGTTGGGTCTGGTGTCGGTGCGTGCGGATCTGACTTATCAGCAGGGTCTAGAGCGGATGTGGTCGCGCCAGACGCGATACGATTTCTATTGGCCGGCGCTGTCCCACATTGGGGAGCAGTCGGTGCTGAACAAAGAGATCTATCTGCAGGGCACCACCGCGGATGCGGATGTGTTCGGGTATCAGGAACGCTATGCGGAGTACCGCTACAAGCCGTCTCGGATTACCGGAAAGTTCCGGTCGACGGCGTCCGATACGTTGGATGTGTGGCACCTGTCTCAGGAGTTTTCGGCGTTGCCGACGTTGAGTTCGACGTTCATTCAGGAAGACCCGCCCATTGATCGGGTGATTGCGGTCCAGACGGAACCGCACTTCCTGTGTGATGCGTGGTTCGATCTGAAGTGTGCGCGCCCGATGCCGCTCTACAGCGTCCCCGGCATGATCGATCACTTCTAGGAGGTGATGCATGTCGTTCTGGGGCACGGTAGGTGGTGTGGCTTCGGCCCTGATACCGGGAGTCGGTAGCCTAGTAGGGCAGTCGCAAGCGAATCAGGCGAATCTCAAGATCGCTCGTGAGCAAATGGCGTTTCAGGAAAGGATGAGTAACACGAGTTATCAGAGGGCCGTGCAGGATATGAAGGCATCGGGGATCAATCCGATGTTGGCGTATCAGCAGGGCGGCGCGAGCAGTCCAGGCGGCGCGTCCGCCCACATGGAAAATGCGATTGGCCCCGCGGTGAGTTCGGCGATGCATGGGATCCGGCTGCGGAAGGAGATGAAGCTACTGGATGCGCAGATCGATAAGGAGAACGCGCAGACGGTGGATACGCTGCAGTCGGCAGAAGGGAAGTGGTTGATGAATCAGGCGGCGCTGTGGTCGCCGGATAAGTCGGTGGCGCAGTTCGCGGGTACGGGTGCGGAGATGCGTTCGCAATCGCAAGTGATTCGCGAGCGGATGCAGCAGCTCGAGAACGCGAGGCGCGAGGGCGATTATCGGTTAGCGTCGCGGTTGGAAACGGAAGTGCGGACGTTGGTCGAGCGGCAGAAGGAGCAGCTCGGTCGGTGGGACGTCCGGTACAAAGAAGCGGGTTACCCGCGGGCGACGTGGGAAGGCAGCAGAGCTGCCGCATACTTGGATCAGGCTTTCGGTCAAGGTGGTGTCGTAGGTGGCATCACGCGTCCGATTGCGACGGCAGTTGGGCTAAGCCGCGTTGGTGCGGCGGCGCGTGGTCTCGGTAAAGTGGCAGAAAAGGCGCGGCGGTTTCCTATACCGCCGATGAAGTGGACGAAACCCCGTTGGAAGAAGTAGGAGGTCGTATGGCGAAGGCAGGTACCCGGCGTCGGCCGGTGGTCGATTGCTCGAAAGACCCCTCCAGGACGAAGCAGTCCGAAAGGGACGCGTGTGACATCAATCAGATCATGGACCGGTTCAAGCGAACCGGGATCCTCCCGCCGGTAGCGCGGGAAGGGTTCTATGCGGATGTGTCGGAGTTGGGCGGTTACCGTGAGGTGCTGGATCGCGTGAAGGAGGCGGAAGTGTACTTCGCGCAGTTGCCCGCGAACCTGCGGGCGGAGTTTGGGAATGATGCCGCCCAGTTCCTGGACTTCGTGAGTGAGGCGAGTCAAGATGAGCTCGCTGCGCATGGGCTAGTCGAAAGCCCGGAAAAGGCCCCTGGAAGCGCCGCGGACATCGCCGCGGAAGCTAAGGGTACCGGAACCTAGGGGCTGAAGGGGATCGGGCGTCCTAGGGCATCCTAGGGCGTCCGTGTCCCCGGGAAAGGCTGCACAATGGCTATCTCTTGTTCTCTATTGTGCAGACTGACACCAAAGTATAGGCTTTGTGTGTTGGTCTTGGCCCTAGTAGGGCAGTTGGGTTGTTCGCTGATAACGGTAGAGAAGTGTTGTAAGCCCGTAAGCCGTTGTCATAACATATCTTACACGAAGTAGGAAAGGGGTGTGACAATGTCTGGTCGTATGCGGATGGGTCGTAAGCACAGTCGGAAGGTGTTCACGCGAGGAGCTTTGCGGGTCCATCCAAAGAATTCGTCGCGTCCTATGCGCGGCGGGATCAGGCTCTAGGTGCTGTGTGGCGTGTTTCCATCCCATCCCGGCGTGGCGTGCTCGCAACGCGCCCCCTGGGAAGCCCGCGGTTACGATGCGGATGCGTGAAGGATGGTTTGACAGGCCGGAAGGAGTTCCGTGCGGTCGTTGTCGTGGGTGTCGGTTAGAGCGTCGGCGCCAATGGGCGATGCGGTGTATGCACGAAGCTTCGTGCCACCGGGAGAACGCTTTCGTAACCCTCACGTACGGCGACGAGCATGTACCGGAGAATGGAAGTTTGCGGAAGCAGGATTGGCAGCTGTTTATGAAGCGGCTCCGGAAGGCGTTGGAGCCTGAGCGGGTGCGGTTCTATGCGTGCGGTGAGTACGGTCCCCGCACGGGTCGTCCTCACTATCATGCGCTGTTGTTCGGCCATGGGTTCCCCGATAAAGCGTTGCATACGGTGCGAGGTGGTAATCGGGTGTATGTGTCCAAGGAGCTCTCGGACCTGTGGCCGGT